CGTTCCAGCAAAATTATCTTCAGAAGTTTGGACAAGAAAACCATTAGTATTAAATGCAGCAATAGCATCTAGTCCAGCATCCCATTCTTGAATATCTTCACCGGGAACAATACCAAATACTTTAAGTACACCCGGAACTGTTTTTTGAGAAGTGCCCCCCTCAGCAATACCTAGAGCTGTACTCATTAGTTTCTCCCGTTAATAGAAAATTCAAGAACATAGCCTTGGATAGTATAAGGTGCAAAAATACCTTCTGAAACATAAGTAACTTGAGTCGAAAACCCTGTACCTTCTACATTAGTTCTAATAATAGGTTGAGTAACAGAACCATATTTATGACCTTGATCATATTTAAATCCAGCATCATAAGTAACTGTATTACCTGAGGATGTTTCATTATAATTCACCGGATTAATCTTATAGAGATTATCCCAATCAAATTTAAGACCAAGAGTTAAATCAAAAGAACCTGTAGCTTTGATAAAAGTATTTACAGTTCTCATAGTCTTACGTACTTCAGTATCACCTTGATCTAGATACGGGGTTCTGAATATAGCTTTGATGTTTTCTCCATTAAAGGAATTACCAACTTCCTGTTGATAAACACATCCATCAAAATCACCATGAAGAATAATTTCTGAAGTAGTATTATAGCCTGACCAACAACAGGAAGCCCTAATACCCCTAAGTTCTCCGAACTCCCACATCACAGAATCTCTAATTCTTAAAGCACCAATGATACCATAACTTTCGGATACATCAAACTGAGCATCACCAATAAATAATCTAAACTGTGTTTTATCTCTGATTACTACAGATTTTAAATCTTCTAAGTTATAATTAGCTTGAATATCAGCAAAAGTGCTTTGAATGTTTTGTGAAATGCTAGCAAGCTCAACATCACCTATTCTAGCAGTACCTGCAACAATTCTTAATCCATCAGAGGATAGAAAAACAAGATTACCTGCTAACTCAAATACTGAGTCTCTGGCGATACATCCCATATTAGTAGTAACATCTTGAAGTATAAAACCACTAGCAGCATCAGGAACAGCTTTCTTGATATTATTAAATCCAAAGAGATACATCTCATCTCTAAATGGTTTAATCTGTTGAACTTCAAAAGAGGTATTCATTTGACCACCGCCTAAAGCAGCAGTCCAAGTTAAATAGCCACCATTATCTTCAGAATTACTAAATGCTACAACAGAGGGGAAACTAGGATCACCAGCAAAGAATACATGGCCTTTAAATACACCTACGAGAGCGGGAGCATCAAGAACTTGATTCCCACCGGGAGAGCCAGAACCACCTGAATTAGAACTTTTAAGTTCATACCAATTAGTTCCATTAAATGCTAATGCATGATTAACACCATCAACAAAGATAATAACACTCTCTGTTTGAGTATTAAATGTTTCTGCCCTAACTCTAACAACACCAGTAGAACTTTGAGTAGTCCCTGTAGTTACAGCATCCCATCCTGCTCCAGTATATTCATATATTTTGTATTCAGAACTTCCAACAATTTTCCTACAAGCAAATACAGTAAAAGTTCCATTGTCTTTATAACCGAATACACCTAATACTGGACCTTCAGCAGGATCATCACCTGAAGTTACTTCAGGAAAATCTGCATCATATGGAGCAAATCCATTTATTCTACGATAACCACCAGTAAGAGAGCTTTCATAATTAACTAACATAGTAGCATAACCAGGGGCTAGTGTAGAAAGTTCAAGATAGTTTTGATTAGTGTTTAATCCACCTTGACAGATAACTCTTTGAGAAACAATCTTATCCGTCATAAGACCATGTACTCCTAAATCTTGTATCTATAGCTTCAACAGGCCAAGATACTGCCTTTCTGACCATATCAGTCAGCCCTTCATTAAAATGTTGTTTAGAGATTTGAGTACTTTCAGCATTATCCTTAAATAAGTTAAGATGATATAATCCACCAGCAATAATTACATAATCAAATCTATCAGGGATTGTTACAAGATCAGTAGCTTCAACAACATCTTCTGGACTTTTAAAATATCTGTATTTAACTGTATAAGCTTTATCAGGAGACGGGGTTAATCCCCAACCTTGACCATGAGTAGGAAATACATTAATAGGAATACTTCTTCCTTCTACTCCTACATCATAATCATAATCTCTGTATCTTCTATACCACTCTTCTCTTGTAATAGGGATAAGATGTTTATCTAAAATACCTAAAGTATCGTCTTTTTGTATTTGATATGAAGTCCAATCAACATTAGTAAATCTCAAAGGCCAAGGATATTCTTCCTGTCCTTGAGTTAATACTTGAGTATGCTCTACTGCATTAAAAATCCAATTATTTTTCTTATTATTTATTTGTCTAATAGTATCTAGGATAGCATCTTTAGCAGCAGCTTGTAGTCCTCTTACTGAAGTAAATTGTTCTTCAGGAATTTCTACTTCATTAATTCTACGAAGAAGTCTATTAGTTAGGTTGATATAACTTGTCATTAATTATCCTCATCAGTAACTTCATCGGTTTCTCCATAGATTATAAGATAACCTGAATTAGTTGTATCGTAAATAGGTAGATAGTTATCATCAGTTTCTTCATAAGTATTAACATATCCGGGGTCTTCTTCTGTATAGATTGCATTAAAATATTCAAGACGTAAAACAGGAGAAAAGATTAAAGAAGTACTTCCAGATATATAATTATAGGCTGATGCATTTGCCCCTAAAATAAACTCTAAGGAAGTATTTCCTGATAATAATCCTAATCCTGTAAGTAAACCATTACCACTAAAAATTAAATTACTGCTACCAGAAAGAAAATACTGACCAGTTAGATTACCAATATTAGTAAATATTAGAGAAGTATTACCTGAAAGTAAAGCACTTCCTCTAAGGATACCTTGTGGGCTAAATATTAAGTTAGTAGAACCTGATAAAATTCCAGTGGCTTTTATAATAGAATTAGTACTAAAAGTTAAAGTAGAAGTACCAGACATATGAAGTTGACCAGTGATTATAGAAGCAGCAGTAAAACTTATACTACTTTCACCAGAAATGAAATCTCCGGTATTTGTAGAAGGATATGCTCTTCCAGTACCCCAAATAATACGAATACCGCCGGAACCACCTGCACCACCTGAATTACTACCCCTACAGCCACCACCACCAGCACCATAAGAACCGCCTGCTCCACCATTATCATTAGTAGATGTACCACCACTAGTACCACCAGAACCCCCAGTTGCAGCGCTACCACGATTAGCAGAACCAGTCCCATTAGAACCTTGTCCTTTTAATCCGACACCACCCCCACCGGAACCTCCACCGAAACCACTATTACCAGAACCACCACCTCCGGAACCACCAGAACCATTAGCTCCAGCACCACCTGAAGTTCCATTACCACCTGCTCCAGCATAGCCACCAGCACCTCCGCCTCCGCCTCCATTAATACCAGAAGCACTTCCACTACCACCATTAAATGCAGCAGTACCACCAATACAGTTGGCAGCTAAGCCACCACTAGCAGAAGACGTAGAAGTACCATTTCTACCATAATCAGCACTAAGAATAGGGGTCCCACTGCGTCTAATTTCAGTAGCAGTTTGACTACCCCCAGCAGTTATCACTATAGTTAATGTTTCACTAGGTGTAACAGAGATACTGTTCGCATAGACTAATGCACCTCCACCACCACCAGCACCAGTAGCACTTGATCTTCCATTACCTCCGGGACCAATAGCAACAGCACAGATACTTGTAACTCCAGTAGGAACTACAAAACTATAAGAACCTGCTGAAGTCCATTCTTCTTGTCCTGTAGGCATTTAATTATCCTTAATCTACATCTATATCAAGATCGCCAGCAGCAATTGCTGGAGTAATATTATTGGAAACAGCAAGAGAACTACTTAATGCACCTTTAAATAAAAGGGTTCCTGTAGATGAAGATGCTAAGCCAATTCCAAAATGAGTAAGAGTAGCAGAACCTCCTGTACAAGTAGGAAAAGTAATTGTAGAAGTATTAGATGCGTTGTTACCACTTACAGTCCAACCACCTGAAGTTCTTGCTACAGCCACACGGGCATAGGAGGTATATGTTGTTTCGTTTGTATTTTGACTCCCACCTTCTCCTGGATCAGACGTATGAAGTGAGACATACAAATTGGTAGCAGGGCTGGATGCTGCATTATCAGCAATATTAGTAATAGTAGTTCCATTGAAGATTAGCTCCAAAAGATCAGTTTCGAAAGCATTTGTTGCACTCATTTATTATTCCTTAAGATGACGCTACAATTTTAAAAGCTTTAAGAGCTGTCAAGATTGAATTGATTTTAGTGCCTAGTGCATTTAGAGCAGCTTCGACTTCTGTATCAGAAAATGTAGCATTTAATGCATGGGCAACTGAAGCATTTGTAATATTTGCGGCTGTGGTTCCAACAGCAATAGTACCGCCATCTGTAATAGCATCCAATGCAGTTAGTTCTGGAACAATAGAACCTGTCTTTGATGCATCTACAATTTTATCAGCAAGGGAAAGATTTGGCATTTATTTTACCTTATTTTTATTTTGGTTAATTTTAATGGGAGCATTATTATACAGAGGCATGATTTGAACCTTATGTGAATTCAGTTACGTTTGCTTGACCATTTGCCGAAGCCCAAATACCTGTAATAATACCAGTATAACCAAAAGGAACTTCATAATAAGTATTACTAGCCATCTGTACTGTATGTGCAGTTGTAGCTGTAGCAGCACCACCAGCACTATTTAATCTAAGGTAAAGGATAGCTGTACTAGTATTAGCAATACTGGCTCCTCTACGTGCAGGATTAGCAGCAAGGATAGTAACGGAAGTTGCAGAACTAGCAACAGATGTTTGGGCTGCTGAAGTTCCTCTGATAGATATATCCATATTGTTCTCCGATATAAATAAAGCCTGAGGGCTGTTACACCCTCAGACCTATAGATTAGTTACGTACCAAGCTGAACAATACCAGGCTTCTTGATCTTGTTAGAGCAATCAGCCAGCCAAGCGAAGACACGAATCTTACCGCCAGTTACAGTACCAGTCTGAGTAGCAAACAGGATATCAAGCGTGTCAGCAGTCGTGACAAAAGTAGCCGGAGTAATGGCAGCCGAAGCAACCGTTGCATAGGAGTTTACTGCCGCAGCATCAAAATCCCAACCATCAACAAATGCATCAACATCACCACCAGTGATACCAAAATCAAAGGTAAGGTCAGTCGAAGAGCCTGTAAATGCAGAAATCTTCTGAAGACCAGCAAACGTTACCTGAGTACCAGCAGGAACCGAAATAGTCTCGATGATGTCGCCCTGAGCAAGAGCAGAACCCTTAGCAGTAACAGCATCAGCGAGATCAACAATCAGTTCTACGTAGTGAACAGCACGCTCACCACCACGGGTCATATCAAGCGTACCGTCTTTATTAAGCGTAGAAATAGTAGCCATAAAAAATTCTCCTTATAATTAGAAGTTCACGTTATAAATAGCGCGAATAAGGCCTTCGGGACGGAGTATTTTCATTAATATTCAATAAGGTTCGTTATTCCTTATCCGAAGTTAAATATGAAATTGCTTTATTAAGAAGTTTAGGGCTATCTTTAAATAAACCTAATCCATGATTACAAGATGAACAGAGAAGACCCCTTACATTTCCAGTATTATGGCAATGGTCTATAAAAAGTCTAGATGTTCTAGAACTTGAAATTTTACTTTCACAAATAGCACAACGGTGATTTTGTTTTTCTAAGAGTTCTTCATAATCATCATATGTAATATCATATGTTTTCTTAATAAAACGCTTGTATTTTCTAAATTCATCGCACTCTTTACATTTTGATCTCATAGCAATTCCACCAAAACTTCTTTTATCTCTCGATAAAGTGTATTGAGATGCATCTTTGAATTTATTACAAGTAGTACAAATTCGACCATCTTTATAAGGATGATCTTTAGGTAATATTATTTTTTTCATATTTCCTTTCTGCTTATAGTTTCCTATAAGATTAGACTATATCAAAAACCTAGTGTATAGGTTTCCCTCTATTTTCAACCACTTGGTTGTACTCCCTGTCGGGATAGTCGTTGAACGTTC